CGTCATTTATGTATTCTCCGTTGAAATAAAACCTTTCACAGTGCTCTGAAAATATAAAATAAGGAACATTATTTTCAGAACAAATCTTTATTATAAAACTTGATATCGTATTGTATTCAATAAAATTATGAAATATAATACAAAATTTAGTATACATTAAAGAATCTTTTATCAATTCTTTTAAATTTTCAATCATCAACGGTCTTCTTATTAGGGTCATCGAATTTTGATTACATATATTAACGATGTATTGCATGTGTTTACCATAGAAATAATTAATGCGGTGATTTGGATTAATACACCTTGGGTTAAGTCTTTTTGTAACTATTGCAAAATTGTCCCACGAAAGATCGTTTACAATAAGAACATTCATGCTTACATTTATATTTACATTTTTCTTTAATTTGTGTAAAAATATGTAAAATTTAATATACGTATGTGATTAATTATGTTAAGTTACATTCTAATTGCTGCTATAATATCTTTAACCCTGTTTATTTTTTATTTGATTAATAGAACTTTTGAGGTTAAAACCCCTGATAAAATAAAGGAAGTTGTTTTAGATATTAAATCAGATTATATTGTAATTTTGTCTTTAGATGGTTGTCCTCATTGTACAGAACTGAGTGAAAAAATTAAAGAATCGAGTGTTAAGTATACGACTATTACTTTAAAAGATAATATAAATTTTCAATTTGACAGTTCGTTTATAGAACTACCTCTAGAAGAAAGAGATAATATAATACTTGAACTCCAAAAATTGTTTAAAGGTGGAACTATATTATTCCCTTGTATAATAGTTAAAAATAAAATTTATAAAGGTTTACCAAATGAAGAAACGTTAAAGAAAATATTTAATCTTTAAAAATATAATATAAATTAATTATAATACATGGACTATAATAAGATTATAGCAATAGGAGATCTTCATGGGGATTTTCGTATATTTGTTAACGTTCTATTAATGTGTAATTTAATAAATCAAGAAAGGGTATGGATTGGCGGAGACACATATGTGGTACAACTTGGCGATACATTAGACGGTAAAAGACCGGAAACTAAAATTGAAAACGCATTTTTACAAGAAAGCGGAGAAGTAGAAATTATGAGGTTGATATTAGATTTAGATTCTCAGGCTAAAAAATACAATGGAAGAGTTATATCTTTATTAGGAAACCATGAACTGTATCCATATTATTTACCAAATGATAAACAATTTATAAGAGATTACGTTAAAACAAAAGATATAGAACAATTTAAAAAGGTTTACAACGTAGATAGAATAAAGTTTTTAAAACCCGGAGGTATTGGCGGGGCTTTAATTGGTAGAACAAGACCGCTTATACTTAAATTGGGCGAGTTTTTGTTTATTCACGGGTCTGTAACCGATAAACTTATTAAAAACAATTTAAATCCCGAAACAGGAAAGGTGGACATCTCAAAAATTAACAGGGAAACAAGTTTATGGCTGCAAGGTAAAGGTAAAATACCTAATTGTCTAGAAGAAATGGATGAAGAAAACCCCGTTTTTTCTAGAATATATTCTAAATCAAAAACCTTTAATGAACAAGAATGTGCTAAATTCGACAATCAACTTAAATTTTTTGATGGTGTAAATTATGTAATAATGGGGCATTCTAGATTTAAATCTATAAACAGTGCTTGTAATAAAACGTTAATCAGAACTGATGTCTCACTTTCTAGAGCTTTCGGAGGAACTCTTTCTAATAAATCTTTACAGGCATTAGAAATAATTCAAAGTAAAAATAAAAATCCAGATATAAATGTAATTACTAAAGACGGTAAAATTAGTTTAAGTTAAAGCCTTCACAATTTTTTCGTAAGATGTATTTACGTTATGAGAGATTCCATTTGTATCAAAAAGTGCAATTGGGTATTCCCGTGGGTGTATAACTTTTGTTGTATCAAATACATTTACACATTCCTCGTAATATTTAACATCAATAAAAAACCCATTAAGTTCTCTTTTAAAAGTTAGAAATCTTTCCTCCCAGGTCTTTTCTGTGATGTCTATTAAACCATACTCATCCCTTGTTTCTACATCAGAATCGTAAATAACATTATTGTACTTTTGAACAATTTTACCCTTTGTTTTATTCATTGCTAAGAGATATCCAAACAACTGATAAAGGTCATATTCATTTTTTCTAACATTTTGTGGTCTCATCCGTGTTTTAACTTCAATTATCGTGTCTCCATGAGATGCATCGTGTAATCCTTTTATAAACCATCCATTTTCTTCGTATGTATACATTCTATTATTTCCTTTTTTGTAGTTCATTTTTGAAATGACAGATTGTTCGTTATTTATACCACAGTCTTTCTTAAGCGTATTTTCTAAAAATTTAGTTGCATGAGACATATCTTCATCTCCGATTTCTGGATTTTCACTTTTAAGTTTTTTTGTAATTTCCTTTTCTAGTCTTTTAAAATCTGCGGGGTTTTTAACATCTTTTTTAAACTCAGTGTATATAGTTTTTAGCTGTGTATCGTATGTTTTTTTATCCGGATTTAATAGTTTAAAAGCCCCTTGTCTAAATAATAGATCTTTATAAAAACTTTTAAATTGTCTGCATAACAACAGGAGTATGATTTTATCTCTGGATTCGTATCTATTTTTACCACATGCTGACCCAATATAAGAAATTTCAATAGAATTCATATTTAATATTAACTCTGTTGAAATCTTTAACTTATTTTTTTTTCTGTAAAATTGTATTTACTGCTTCTTCTTTTTAGATTTAGGTTTTTCGCTTGGAGGTGGTGCTGGATCCTCTGGAGGTGGTACTGGATCCTCTGGAGGTGGTGCTGGATCCTCTGGAGGTGGTACTGGATCCTCTGGAGGTGGCACTGGATCCTCTGGAGGTGGTACTGGATCCTCTGGAGGTGGTACACGTACTGGGGGGCTAAAACAAACCATTCTTTAGTAATATCTAAATATTTAATTTCTATATTAAATACGAGAATTGCCAAAAAAAAATAACTCTAAAAAATAAAGTATTGTAATATATATAAAAACATGTATAACGCCGCTCAAAATATAGTATCAGCTATGGAAACTAATATATTTAGTGTTCAAAGAGTAGACTCACGTATTCGCGAAGAAGTTCCCTTTTTTAAAAAAATACTAATAGAAAATATTAACAACCCTGAGGTATTTCATGGTTACATTAATAAAATCGGCGAAACGTGGGGTATTATTTTAAAAGATAATTTCAAAAGACTCATAACTCATTATAATAATATTTATAAAAATGATCTTTTGTTAAAAGCAGAAAAACAGGCTGAAATGGTAAGACTCGCTGAACAATATAATGCAGATAAGTTATTTTCTGAACTTGATGAGTTATCATTAACTGGTAATATTTCGTCTTTAACAAGTGCATTAAGTTCCAGTGGTATTTCAAAGAAAAAAAGACCATCAAGAAAGAAAAGAACTTAATCGAAAAGAAGATCTTCATCTTCGCTCTCGGAGTCTCCAAATCTGCCTGGTCCAGTATTTATAGACGGTTTTCCTTGGAATTCTGTAAAAATTGGATTAGTGACCATAACAGGTTCGTCGACTGGGGGACAATTTGGTCTTTTAACATATCTTACATTTGTTACTCCTAAAGAATTTACATACTTTTCTGGCTTATAATCTCTTACGTATTTTTCCCCGAATTGTATTCTCATGCGTTCTTCTATCTCGGGAATAGACATATCAGAAACCTTTTTGTTCTTTGGAACAGTGTTAATTACATTTGACATATCTGTCATATCAAATGTTTCTCTAGGACTAGAGTCTCCTTCTAATTGAGGTACCATAAGCATATCTTCATCAAAGTCCTGGGACCCAACAACGTCAAAACTCTCTTGGGAGTCTGGGAGTACTTCACCGGCACTTTTTAACCATTCTGGTTCGTCGTCATCTAAAGTTCCGAAGTATGTATATCCAGAAATTTTAATTGGATCGTATATTTTACTTATTTTAAATGTGATTTCCTGTGCTATGCTTTTTAATGCTTCATTCAATTCTTCTTGGATATTATCGGATGGAGTATATAAACCATCTGCGACCTGTTTTTGTATACTTTTAACTACATTCTTAAATTTAATATTTAAGACTTTTTTGCTTATGGAGTCTTTAACAAAAGATAATTTTCCATCTACTACAACAGTGCTTAGATACAGAACAGAGTCTCCGTCTGAACCATATACAAAAACTGGATACATAGTTAAACCTCTAGAAAATAAGTCTGGGTAATTTTCAGACATGAAACCCGACGAGCCCTGTTGAATTTTTAAAGCTTTTATCATAGGCTCTGTTATATCAACTGTATCTTCGGTCGATACGGGAGTAGGAGTAGGAGTCGGTTCGATGTCGATCGGGGTTGTTGTTATAGGAATTGGCGAAACAAGTCCGCTTTCTGGATAATCTGCAGAAACTTCTAGAACTTCAGCCGGTGCTCCTAAGAAAGTTGCCATTTCCTCCTGTTTTAAAAATTCGAAAACTTCGCGATCTTCTGGTGTACAAATTGTTGAAAACTGCGAAACAGGGACTATTTTCTTTACCCAACCAATTTCTCCTTCTGACAAGCCGGGTGATACTACTGTTTCTCCGTCTTCTATTTCTTTAAACTCGTAGTATTCTACCCACGATTTCTTGGTTTTACCATCTTCTAATACAGTCGTTGTTACAGACTTTATTAAGTATCCCATTCCATAACATTTGTTTCTATACTTGTCGAGAAAAATTTTACTTACATCTCTTCTTTCTTTTGAAGGAGGGGGTCTAACTGCACCGGTCGGAGGCGGATCTGAAGACGAACCTTCCCCTGGTTGTAATTGTTTTTGGCTACCATCTGGTAGTGTAATAGTTGCAATAGGACCAGATCCTGCTGCAGCTGCGGCAATTGGTTGTTTACCTTTAATCATTGATGTGTCTGGAATGCCAGACTGATCTAAACACATTCTTATTTGATCTTCTGATAGATTGCTTAACATCCAATTTATAATTTCCTCTGTTGATTTTTCTTCAAAAAATTTTAAAGTTTCTGCACTCATTTTATAATTATGTTTACATTTTATTTTTTGATTTTAATTACCTTTTGATACCGTCTTTAGTGTTTGATTAATAGACTCTGGGTTGTTTACTGCTATTTCTAAAAGTTCTTCTAGATAAGACTCCGGGTATACATTATATCTGTATATCAATTCTAAAACCTTTGCGTTAATTTTTTGTTTTTGAGATTCTTTATTGAACTCCTGTGCTATTTCTCTTTTAACTGCACTAGAAACTAAATTCTTAACAGAAAGTTCTTTGATACATTTTATTAATTTTATTCTTTTTGTTGGGTCTTCTCTGAAATTAATAGTTTTATTTCCTTTTTCGTTAAAATAATTTTTTCTAAGTATAGGCAGAAGATTATAATTTTGATATATTCTGGTGATGTATTCCCTTGTGTCATCGGATAATTCTAAAGTTTTAAGTGTGTTTTCCGATTTCCATGGTTCTATATTTTCTTTAATATTTAAATCTTCATTTATATTCGGTTCTGTTAGTACCTCTGGATCTTCATAAGGAATTAATTTTCCAGAAGAGTCTTGTGTAGCTTCTGTAAATCTTAAAGGAAAATCTTTATTTGGATAACTAAATTCACGATTGTAGACTTGTGTAAATGTTATATTTTCTGGAATTCCTTCGCGGATATACATTCTTCCATTTGAAGGATTTTTATAAAAAAGTTGATAAAACCCCGACACGGAAGGAACTACATGTTCTTCAAGTCTTATTATGTTACCATTTTTATTTATTTCGGCATCTACTGCGCAACTTTTTAAAACCTGTTCTAGTTCATTATTTATAGTGTATTTCTTAAGAGACGACATTAACATTTTTTGATCTATACCAAACGTAGATAACCCCTGCCAATCTGCGTTCCCGATTTCTCCTAAAGCAGTGGCTACATCTTCATCTCTCCCACCTGCTGTAGGTAATACACTGTAGTGACGATAGATGTCTACATATTGATCGTTTGTCGGTAAACTTGAATGGCTGCAATATCTAGATGCACGAGCTAAGATTTGTTCTATTCTTGATTCGTTCCACCAAGGTTCCGTGATATGAACTTGTTTTACATTTTTAAATGAAACTCCTTCCATGACAGATCTGGTTCCTAATATTACTTTTAATAAACTACCGTCCGTATTTGTATTAGAATTAAATGTATTCCTTGCTTTTTTAATAAGAGTACCATCTCGATCTTTTGTTTTAGTCTCAGAACTCCAAATAAAATACCTACCACTGCCTCGGTCTTCATTGTCAAATTGTGTAAGTCCGCACGCTTCTAGAATTATAGCCAACGGTTCTACGCCGTATGTTAACCAATTTGAAAAAATAAAAACTGGACCGGAACTATTAAGAGTTAATTCTATAATAGAGGCAAATTTAGTAGAAAAAGTCTTAACGTAATTAATTACTTCAGACGGATTTTGAAATTTCATAGACCTTATTGTATTTTTAAACGTTTGCAAAGCCTGTTTTTTCTCAGGCAACGTCTTATTTATCTTTTCTCCTACTTTTGGAAGAAATATATTAGAATATTGTTGAGTTGTTACATACATTCCAGAAATTTTATCGTCGGATTCAGATTCGTAATTACCTAGTAATACGTTTTCATAAGAACCTATCCCTTGAGATTTTTGTCCAAAATTTTTGTCTTTTGATACGTCAGACTTCAATGCGTTGATGTATTCTAATTTGTGCTGAGCAGAAAATGTATGTTCCATTGTTATTATTCTTTTATAAGGATAAGCATTTGGATTACCTCCTTTAAAATAAGATACATACCCCGAACATATGTACCTGATAAGATCTTTATTGATTATACACGAATCTTCGGATATCCAGGTTTTACTTTTCTTAGATGGTATACACGTTGCTGTATCATCGGTAGAGTCGTATTCTCCTACGAAGAATTTATAAAAGTCTGCTTGTTTTAGGGGGAATGGTACTCTTGGTCTAAGAAGATTCACTGTAAGACCAAGTTCGTAGGGATTATCATAAATAGGAGTAGCCGACATAACTGCTATTCTTAATTTTGGATGAAAATAATACTTTATTGCATTGTATAATTTTTTGTAGAATATACCACCAGCGCTTACAAGTCTTTGAATTTCGTCAATTATAAGAAGACCGTTTTCGTGAAATAAAGCTGTATCTTCTAAGAGTCTGGAACCTTTTATAAGCTGTCCGTCTTTTCCAGTCTTATAAATAGATTCTATAAAAGTTTGATGGGTTACAAGCTCGAAAGTTCTTATTATTTTACTTCGTAGGTCTTTTTGATAGTTGTCTAATTGTCTTTTAACTACTTTAACTTTGTTTTCTTGATCTCTAAATAATTTAGCAGTAGCTGGGGTAGAATCACCGGCGTCTATTCTAGATTGTATATCAAATAAAAGATCTTGTTCTGTTGACAGCTGTCTCATTCTTGCAATAAGTATAGAATTTTGAGCCTGTGAAACATAAAAGTCTCTTTCTAATTTGCCGCCATTTCTTACTAAACAGAAAGAAGGACACGAGAAAAATTTTCCATTTCTTATCTCCCCTGCTATTTCTTCGTAGTATTGATCTACCAGAGGCGCAGGAACTACAAAGAGAAGACGTTGATTACTTGCATTTTTGAGTGCCTCGCCGATTACAATAGATGTACACGATTTACCAGATCCAAGTCCGTGGAATATAAGCATATTATTAAAATTAGAACTTGGTCCCATTATTTGTCCCATAAATTTTTGTTGAGGAGCAAGAGACATGTCAACTGCTTTACAAATTTCATCATTTGAAAGGTTTATATAATCATCTTTAAACTCAAATGGAGAATTTTCTGGAAATGCTTCACCTGAATACTTTCTTTGTACAAAGTCTAATAAGTCTTTGTTATTGAAAGTTTCTACATTATTTAAATTTTGAAATACTTTGTCATTACATTCTATCTTGTATTTCTCGGCATCTTCTGGGTTATCATAATAATATTGTAGACAAGCCATGTTATATTATTATGATAAGATATATTAATTTATAAAATTTTTTTATATAAATACTCTAGATTTATACTAATTCTTTACCAAATTTTAACCATAATATTATAGATAAAGCAAATCCAAGTGTAAACCCTGCTACACAATTTTCTGGACTACTTTGAAGTAAAGGCATAGTTAAATAAGGACCTACAAAAAATGTTAGTATTGAATAAAACACCATTACTAAAACCCCGGTGAAAGAACTAAGATGTACCATTTATAATGTATTTATATAATTATTTTATTTAAATTCTTTTTCTCAGAAATCTACATACACATTTTAAGTAAATTTCGTCATCTCGAATCTAAATGTAATTGTAATTTGTTTAAATTACATTTTTCTTCGAGAGCCTCATCCGAAACGAGACTCTTCTTCCCTCGAGGGTCATCCGAATTTAGAAATGTATTTAGTCTTTATCCTTTCTAATTCATTCATTAACCGAGTATAACTTTTGTAAATGTATCCCCGTCTTTTAGATTTATACATAAGTTTAATACCAATTTTCTTTGCACGAAGTTGTAAATTCTTGAACAAATTTGCTTTCTTTTCCATTTCTTTCCGTGTTAAATTTAGTCTTTTTCCTTTAGAGCTTAATTTTGTTACATTTATACCAACACTCTTTAATTTATTTTTAAGTTCTTCGTTGGACATACTATTTAATTTATTTGTTTTTCTTCCAAATCCTGTCCGTCGCATATCTAATAAGCTATAAGCAGTTTCCGCCTCTGCGTCTCTACGCATGCGTTTTTTACTCTCGACATTATAAGCTTTTTTAGAATAACCAGTTAGAGTCAAGGCTCCAACCATATCTTCTCTTAAATATATACTCATACCGGTAGCCAAAGAGTTTGAACCTTTATCCCCGGTTTCTCCTACAACAAATCTAGAAAAAATACTTCCCATCTCATAACATATTATATCAAATGAAATAAATGCTGTTATACTATTTACAAGATATGGATTTATACCTCTAAAATCTTCGCACTTATTTTCTAGACATAAAAATGTCATCAGTTGCAAAAAGTCTCCCATAGTTTTAAACATACTTAAATTATATAATTTCTGCATAACTGGTCCTCCATCCGCTTTTTCGGCGGCGGTTGAAGGATTATATTTAGAAATCATTTCTAAAGCAAGTGAGCCAACACTGTTATTTTTTTGTCTACCAACTGAGTCATTTGTTCTAGAGATTGGTGTTTGGGCAAAAGTCTGGTTAAAATATTTATTAATAGATAATTTTACTGTTTCATTTCCTTGGCTTCCAAATAATTGTAAAGTACAGTTAATTATTGGCGAGTCTCCTATTCTAATATCATAATTTAATATACTATCATTACTTTTTAATGTTAAACCCTGGTCATTAAAAAACTTAGTTAATTGATCTGTATTGGAAGGATCATAAAAAGTACTGAGATCTTCTATTAATCTTATGTTTGGGACATTTGGACATTCACTCTTAAATTTTCTATAATTTGCTAATACACCTGAATAAATCGGAAGCAGATTCATTGGATTAGAAGTTGCATCTATTTTTAAATTATAACTAGGATTAATAATCGGTTGTTTTGTTATAGATTCTTGAATTCTTGTTAGTATATCTAACATTCTAAAAAAAGACGCATCGTCGGCACAATCTCCTTCTGATACAGAAGATAGAGATATTTTCTTTAATTTCATTATACTAAGAATGGCGGACACTACTTCTTTAGCAGATGCGTCACCTCTAATAAATGAATCCGATGCTTCTGGGTTTTCATATGTTAATTTCCTTTTTACTTTAAAAACACCACTATTATTTAATTGTTTATCACATTCTGCTTTCATACCCGGATTTATATTATTTAAATCCTTTATCAAATAATACATCGTAGTTCTTAAGAAAAATTTCTTCTGCTCGACTTGCGTCGCGCCATCAAATGCCCTATCTCCAAGAAAATCATGTACGGCATCGCATGCTAAAATAATTCTTATAAGAGCTTTAAAAACATCAATTTCTGCAAAACCGGGACTAAATGGTAAACTTAGTCCGTTAGATTTAAATATATTGTATAAGTCTATTTTCATTTCTTAATGAATACATTATATTTTAATTAATTTCATAATTCCAATCAAGGTAGTATCTTAATTGCCCGGGTGTGTTAAGGTCTGTATATTTTAAAAATACATATGCAGAGTCGGTTAATTGTTTTATTTCCTGTTTAAATTCTTTTAGAGTAGAATTATACATAATGTAATGGGGATTCTCTATAATTATTTTACAATTGAATACTCTTTTAGAATGTAATAATTCAAATAAAGAGATGTACATAGGACCTTCATTACATTTCATTCCATCTGGAAAGTACGCTAAGTAAAAAAAGTTAGAGTTTGTATAGATATTAGAAAGTCCTCTCATATTAAAGTAATCCATGTAATAATGTTCGTCAAATTCCGGTGTATCATCTGCCGAGATGTACATTAACCAATTATAAGTCCAGCTGGCAGCGTTTAAATTGGTTAAAAGTTTTAATGAACCTCCCGAAGGAGGTTCTAAAGAATGTATTAAACTTGATTCTTCTAAAAACGGAGAACTTCTTGGGATTGCACACGGACGATAAATATTTTTGTAAAAGGGTGTGATAAAAGAAAACAATAAATACAATAAAGATATCATAATATTATACTATAAAAATTGTTTTTAAATTCATATAATTATAACTATTCAGACTCTTTTTCTAGAATTGAGACTACCTTGTTAATAGTTGGAATACATACGTTTACTACGCTGGATATCTTAGCCTTTGAGGGCTGTTTTAAATTAAGAATATTTTTAATCACGTAAAGTAGAACCCCGGCTGTTATTGACTTAGGTGTAACAGAATCTAATTTATCTAAGTTTTTAGTATAAAGTTCGTTGCAAATGTGAACTGTTTTGAAAGGTAATTCTAGAATATTACAAAATTTAACAAATGTATCATTTTCTTTTACGTCTATCTTTTGTTTACCCAAATTACAATACGATTTATGATCCTGCATTATCTGTAGGTATATTTTTTCTCCCTTAAGGAATCCTTTTTGGTTCCCATCTGTTGCATCTATTAGTTTCTGCCTATCACATGGTATGTTATTATATATACATGCGTAATACAAACATGCAGAAATTAAACCATTTCTAACAGATGCCCTTGTAAGTTTACCAGATTCCATACAAAAATGCCACATATCCTTTGTAGTTGGTAGTACACATTGATGAATTGATAATATTGTGCAATAATGTTGAAATTTTTCTGAAATTTTCCAAAATGTTTTTTGTTTATGACTAAAAACCGATTGTAAATGCAAGCGCATGGCGAAACTGTTTTTATTAAATCCAGGAACCGACCCCGATTTATCATAAGGATTATCAGAAACGTATAAATCCCCTCTCTGCATACTCACTGAGTACATCCCTTCGTCAGATTTATAATTATTCCACTCACATGTTTCAAATATCTTATTTGACATCACTTCTCCGCAATCAAGACAAACTTCGTTGCCTTCTTTTTGATTATACTGTTTATTTAAATGGCGGCATTCGCAATGGTCTTTTTTAATAAATACTTCAGATGATAAGATATATTCAAGATCGTCCCATATAATAGATTCGTCAATAATTTCTTTTACCGTTAATGCCATTTACAGTACAATTCACACTCAATATAATTCAAAATATCTTAATAATAATATAAAAACGTAATATTTGCGCATTTTTACATATTTTAAAATAACACAATAAATCTAAATGGCAGATATAACTATATTAGAGCGCGATGCCTTTAATATTAAATTAAATACAAATACGTGTATATTTAATGTAAATTTAATAGCAGACGTGGAGTATAACGATAATGGATTTCAAGAATTTTTAGAATATTTTAAATCCGGATGGATATACATCAGAGACAATTCTTTAGTTTATTATTTGTTTATAAATCTCGGAACATGTAAAAAGGAACACGAATTGCCACTGACTGCGTATATAAAATTAATTAAGATGATAACAGACCTTAATGAAATAATTATAAATCATTGCAATTGTGTATGTATATTAACCGAGGGGTCTGAAAAATGGGAAAACGCATATAAGTTAATAACAAAACTGTGGAACCCCCCTGAACAAAGACCGTTAAAGTTTACTCAGGATGAAAAAGATGTAGACATTTTCTTTAAAACAAATAAACTGATAAAATAATTACTAAAAAATAATATCACTAAAAAATATTATCATTAAGTAATTACTACACTAGAAATATTGTATTGATGAAGATTGTCACTTGGAATGTTAATGGAATTCGTTCGAGGATATTCAATGATCAAATAAGTTCTAAGCTTAAGAAAAATCAAGAAATTGTACCAGATGAATCTAGTCCGGTGTATAAACTCATTTCTGAATTTTCCCCAGATGTTTTATGTATACAAGAAACGAGATGTGGTATAGAAAATTCAAAAAGGATAAGTATACCCGGTTATTGTTCATTTTTCAATGAGTCTAAATTACAAGGGGCTAGAGGAGCGGATAGATACTCGGGTACAGCAGTTTTTTATAAAGAAAAATTGAATGTGATAGATATTTTTACTGATTTACCTGGTTATGAAGATCAAGAAGGAAGAATAATAAGAATCGTTTTCGAAAATTTTATACTTGTAACTGTTTATGCTCCAAACAGCGGTACAAATTTTGACAATAAAATTTATTTTATGGATGCGATGATAGACTATCTTAATAATATAACAGAACCAGTTGTGTTTTGCGGAGATCTGAATGTAGCAATTTCTACTCACTTTGATAGATCAAAGGTACAAGAGTGTCCCGGTATTTATTCTCACGAGATTGAATTTTATAATAACTTACAACATATAGGTTACACCGATAGTATTAAAAATGACGATATCATTTATACATGGTGGGACCCTAGGCAACGCAAAGAAGATGGAATGGCTATAACAAGAAACCGTAATAAAGGATGGCGACTTGATTATTTCTTTACTAAGAATTTTAAATGTAATCAAATTGCCAGTAAATGTCTTAAATATATAGGTGAAAATACACAGGGTATTCCTTTAGCGAGCGACCACGCCCCTGTAATTTTAGAGATTACAAATTCGTTTTAGCGATCTCCAAAAACCATCTCTACACCCTTAGTTACAGGGTTCTTGCGCATCATTGATGCAGCCTTCGACTTTACGGTACCTCCGTATTCATCATAAATTTGCATTAAAACATAAACTGTGAATACAATCGCAACGCAGAGATTTGTCCACCAGAAAACGCTATCAAAAAACGATTCGCCGCAGTCTTTGGTTTTACAGCAGCCGCCACCACCCTTAGCACTGGCAAGTTCATTTAAGGTACTGAAAGTAATCCAAGACATTATAGCTACAACTAACGCCACTAAGAAATTCATTTTTAATTTAATACAAATATTTTAATTTTACATTAAATTTAAAATCAATTTTTTGTCTCCTAGGAGACTTGTTAGTTAATTCATTTCATTTCATTTCGTTTCATTGGATGTCATTCAACCAGAAATTTCTAACGGTATATTCGGAAATCTTTGTATACATTTCTTGTAAGTCTTTTTGTTTATTTGTTAATTTTTCAATTGTATCTTCACTAAATGTATGAATCTTCATGTCTGTCAAGAACGTATAACTATTTTCTATCTTAATGTAATCTTTATCTTCGAGTTGTTTATTAATGTAGTCTAACTTCTGTCGAAATACTTTTATTTTTTCATCCATGACATCATTTACAAAATTAATCTTTGTTGTAATTAAATTTAATTCATGTGACAACTTTTTAATTAAATTGGTTTGTCTTTTAATGTAGTATTCATTCCTGATTCTCCAAAAATGATAAATTATTTCTTCAGGGCTTTCCATTTTAACTATTTCATTGTTTTCATTAAATACATACATATTCTTAGCTGAGATGTGACTGACTAATTTTAGTTTCTTTTCAATTTCGCGATTATCTCTCCATTCGTATACAGTTTCTAGAGGCATTTTAATTTCAAAGTTAACAGATGTCTCCGTAGACATATTTTTGTAACCATAAATTGTGTTTTCAGTTTCAAGTTTATCAAGGAAGGTTTTATAGTCTTCAGTCCATGTTCCAATTGGAAGTTCTGTTACATTAACAACATTTGCTTTAATTGTGTAATTTCCATGTGAAGTCCATTTATTTTCTTCTACTTTTTTAATCTGTCCAGTGAAACCTTTGTACCAAGGTGTAAGTTCTGCAATGTCTGAATCCTCGTCTTCTACGAGTCTCAGAAGTCGGTCTTTGATATCATCTGGATTGAAACACGGAATGTCTGTAGAGAATCCTGTTCCAATACCACACGCTCCGTTTATTAAGATAAGAGGCAATATAGGAACATAAAACTTTGGTTCAATTGATTGTCCATCGTCGTCGAGATAATGCAGTAGATCAAAGTCGTCTTCATTGAAAAGTTCTTTGAAGTTTTTAGAAAGATGTGTAAAGATATATCTAGGGCTAGAAGCATCCTTACCACCAAGCAATCTAGTTCCAAATTGTCCAACTGGTTCAAGAAGATTCATATTATTCGAACCGGTGAATGTATGTGCGAGATTTATAATCGTGTCTTGAAGACTTGCTTCTCCATGATGGTAACAAGAGTGTTCAGAGACATAACCTGCGAGTTGAGACACTTTAATTTCTGAATAGAGTTTTCTCTTGATACAAGAAAAGATTATCTTTCTTTGAGAAGGCTTAAGTCCGTCTACAAGACTTGGGATAGATCTTACGTTGTCTGCTATTGAAAATAACACTAGTTCTTTATTTATAAGATCTTTGATAGTTACTTTTTTATTATTGTAATCAAGTGTCTCTGGGCTCTTAATATTACTAAGAATCCATTTCTTTCTAGCATCCGCTTCGGTCTTTGTGAAAGCTAGATTAAGATACTGTTCATCCTCTTTAGACTCGTTTTTATAATTTAACGTCTTCATATCTCTAAAGTATTCTTTAGCCTCGGTTGAGGTGCTTGTACCAAGACCCTTGTAATACTTTATCTTGAAGCCTGAAATATTATTTGCTTCTTTGTATTTTTTATAGTCATCTACGTTATAAAACGGAATGACCTGTGATTTTTTAGTTAATTTGATAACAGGTGTTACTAACGATGAAATAAAGTCTGTCTTTAGTAGTTCTGGCCAACCATTTCCGATGAAATTCACAATAAGACTTTTGATGTGAAATCCATCGGTATCCGCGTCAGTCATCACCATAATTCTTCCATATCTTAATTCAGAAACAGATGAATACTTCTTAGAACTTTGAAGGCCAAGAATCTGTTTGATATTGTTAATTTCTTCGTTTTTTGATAATTGCGAATAACTAGCAGTACGCGTGTTCAGAAGTTTACCGCGCAATGGAAAAACACCGTATGTATCGCGTCCAACTACAGAAAGACCTGATATAGCTGTAGCCTTAGCTGAATCTCCCTCTGTGAAAATAATCGTGCAAAACTTAGAGTCTTTTGTGCCAGCTTTGTTGGCGTCGTCTAGTTTCGGAATAATGACCCTGTTGGTTTTCTTACCGTCAGTCTTCTGTAGAGACTTCTTTTCTTTTGCATTTGCAATAATTAGAACATTTTCTATAATACCCATTTTAGAAATCTGGGTAATAAAGTCATCTGGTGGAGAAAATCTGCTACCAAAATCTGAAATCTTGGTAATATTCTTTTCTTTTGTCTGGGAAGAATAAGTTGCATTTTCGATAAGACAATTTATAAAGACAAAAAGATTATCTTTGATGTACTGTTGTTTAATTGTTATATTTTTGTGCTTTTCTTGAATAATTTCTGTAACCTTTTTAATTATTGGATTAATAACGTGATCGACGTGTGAACCGCCATCTGTTGTACTGATTCCGTTTACAAATGAGATACATTGGAATCCAGACTCAGACGGTGCGATACCTACCTGCCAGCGTCCGGTTTCTTGAATAACCCTCGGACACGTTTTCTTAGGACCAATGTAAGCTGAAATATAATCAGAAAAATCTTTAATTGTTAACTTTTTTTCATTAAAATAAACAGAAACGTCTTTATTTGTAATTGCGCAAATATCAAACACTCTCTTTGTTAATATGTCAAGAGTGTTATCTGTTATACCCGATGTTCCAAATTTTGAAAAGTCTGGTTTAAAAGTTATTTTGGTATAATCTCCTTTTGCAGTAGTAATCTTTGGTTTATTTATCTTACTTAGATTTTTTTCGAATTTTTGAGTATATTTCTTGCCATCTTTTGCAGTTTCAATAATAAAATACTCTGAGAAAATAGCGGTCAATTTGGCACCAAGCCCGTTAAGACCCCCTGTTGTTCTTTTTTGCGAGTCATCGTGATTACTCGTGGTGAGAAGATTGGCGAAGATTAATTCAGGAATGTAAATTTTATACTCCGGGTGAATCTCGATGGGAATACCAGAATCATTAAATATCGAGATTTCGTCATTTTCTATTTTAACTTTGATACACTTAACAGCTTTATTTCTTTGAACTTCGTCCGCTGCGTTAACCAAAATTTCGTCGAAAATTTTAAAGATTCCTGGATTCCATTTACAAGATTTAAGCACAGCCTTGTTATCTTCTATAATCCAGCAATCACCGGTCGTACATTTTGTATCACCGACGTACATACCGGGTCTTGCTATGACATGTTCAATCTGTGTATATTTTTTATATGTGTCCGTCATAATAACTGATTATAAAATGAACTAAATTTTTAAACCAGTTATTTTTTTGCAAATTTCGGGCTGAATCTAATTGTTTTCTTTCATACTATTAATTATTTCATTAATTTGTTCAATAGTCTTAACCCCTTGAAATCTGTTGGTATTGTCCTTATACTTTATTATAGTATCTGGAACAGTGTAAATTTTATTGTCCATGAAAAAAGACTCGAATTCTTCGTTGTCTATAGATATATGATACAGAAGACTATCGTCTACCTTTGTGAGTATTTTTTCAAGTTCTATACAAGGAATACACCAGTCTGCACCAAACTTGAAAAATATAACCTTTTCGCCAAAATCTATGTTGTTTACTACTGTATAATTTTTAAGATCTTTAATCGTGACGCCCATTGTAATGTATAGTGTACAATAATTTATTTTTTTAAGTTTGTATTTTTAAATTTAAATTAGATATATATAATTAAAATGACTGCGACATTTCTAGATTTTTACACATTTGATCTTACAACATTTGTTATAATATTACTAGTTGCCTCCGGGGTTTTTATGTTGATCAATTACAATGAAGATAAAAAAGACGAAAACTATACATTTAATGTGGGATTGTCGATATGTATTGGTATATTTGGTAGCATACTTTATTCTTATGCAACTTTAGAGTCAGATGAAATAATGACTTCTAATTATTGGGAGTAAATTAGATTTTAAAATAATTTTACATATTATTACAATAAATGTCTATTAGTCTATCAAAATTTAACCCTAGAAAAATAGAAGAACGGCGAGCAACGGGGTCCGGACCTGCGACATGTGTTTTTATAGGCAAAAGAGGAACCGGTAAAAGTACTTTGGTTGCGGATATACTCTATTATTTGCGAAAAATTAATGCAGGAGTTGCTATATCTGCGACAGAGGATGGAAATGCTTACTATTCTAGTTTTATACCTGATATCTTAATTCATTCCGAATATAAACCAGAAATAATTCAACAAGTTATAACTCGCCAAAAAAAGGTAATAAACGGCAAAAATAAAGACCTAGAAGGAGATGTCTTTGTGCTATTGGATGACTGTATGTACGATAAACGTATGATAAGAGATACTAATATACGAGGTATATTCATGAATGGACGACACTGGCGTATTACATTCATGTTAACTATGCAGTATTGTATGGATTTACCACCTGATCTGCGCGCAAATATAGACTATGTATTTATTCTTCGAGAAAATATTATACAGAATCAAGAAAAACTTTATAAGAATTTTTTCGGTATATTTCCACATTTCAGCGTTTTTCAAGATGTATTAAATAGTTGTACCGAAGGTTACGACTGTTTAGTTCTTGATAACACATCTAAAAGTAATAATGTTCAAGATTGTGTTTTTTGGTATAGAGCAAAACCCAATAGAAATTTTAGAATTGGTTCAAAAGAACTTTGGAAATATTGTCAAAAAAATTATGATGAAAAGAAAGCCAAATCTGTACAAGAGTATGACGAGAAAAAACTCAAGAAAAAAAATACTCCAACTGTAACCGTTAAAAAACTAAAAAAATAATATTGGATTTTCTTCTTTATTTATGTACATATTCTTCAATGTATAATAAGTACCGCGAGGTTTTTTCTTCTTTGGGAAAACAGTTCTTCTTTTAAATTTTTTAAAATAATATAATTTTTTAATTTGGTCATATGTAACTCTTTTTGCTACATTATAGAATAATTTGTCAACCGAACAGTTTTTGATATTATCATAAAGTGTTCGATTTTTAATTATAACTTGTAAAGTATCTGCGTCGTCCATTGTATTACATTATTATAATTTATTTTTTTATTATCATTAGTTCGCATATTAATTTTGATTGGGTTTCAAATAAAGTTTTAATTATTTTAATAGATTGTTCGTGTGTAAAACATGGTATAGAATTTATGAAAAGTATTATATCGCCTACCCTTAGTCCACATTGATAGCATTTATCATTCTTGTTTAATTTTGTTATTTTAATTCCGGGACCCGATTTATTAGTAGAAATTGTAATACCAGGGGGGATATCATCATTAAAAAATATTTCTACCTTTTTTGTAACTTCTTCTAATAAAATACTACAATCTGGATTATTTATAGAATCAAATTCTCTATCAAGTTTAATTTCTAATATAGGTTTTTTACATGTAGGACATACGCAACTAAACGAAATCCATTTCATAAGGCATGCGTAACAGTAATGATGCATACAAGAGCCTACGCAACTGTTGTTTATTATATTAAAACATATTGGACATTCCATTATATTATTAATATAAAGTTACTTTATATATAAAAATAACGTCTAAATGGATAAAATTAATAAACTCCTTGAAATACCGCAGTACGAACAAAGATCGGACATGTGGTTTAAACAACGCGAAAATAAATTGACAAGCTCTGATGCAGGAACGGTTTTGGGTATAAACCCTTATCAGAAACCTCATGAAGTTTTATTTAAAAAATGCGGTCATGACCCAAAACCTTTTGTTGGAAATATAGCTACACGCCATGGACAAAAATACGAAGACGAAGCAATCGAAAAATATTGCAAATTAACAGGGCAAATTAATTATAATTTTGGACTCATTGCACACGAAGATGTATATAAAACGTCTGATTATTATTGGCTGGCTGGTTCTCCGGATGGTATATCTATTTCAAAAACCGATCAACGGGCAGAACCGGTGCTTCTTGAAGTTAAATGTCCTTATAAACGTAAGATAGTATTTGGTAAAATTCCGGAATATTATTTACCTCAGGTACAATTGAATTTGTTTATATGCGATCTTAAAGTAGCAGATTTTATAGAATATCTCCCACCAGATACAATGAATATAGTAAGAGTTTACAGAGACACGAGTTGGCTTAATAAAAATTTACCGATTCTTGAATCTTTTTGGAAAGACATAGAATATTATCGTAAGAACGACATTAAGACTCATCCAAAATTTCCAAAACAAAAAAGAATATTAGATCTAACTGAAAAACTTAATGAAAGTCCTGACGAAGAGATAACTGTTCTTGGGGATTATTCTATCAGGGAATAAAAAGACACGTTGATAATTTACAAAAAAAGATATTACTTAAAAGAATAATATATACAACATTAATAAAATGGGTATTCGTGGATTAAATACCGTCATTAAAAAAATAGCACCAGATGCTGTACAAATTTTTGATATTTCAAAATATAGAAATTGTAAAGTTGCTATAGACTGTAGTATTCTTCTTTATAAATTTAAATATGCATCGAGAGCAGAAAATTCTCATTTAATAGGATTGGCAAACAGGGTTAAATTTTATCTTATGAATGGAGTATTACCCGTATTTGTATTTGATGGAGTACCACCTGAAGCAAAAAAAACCACTTTAGTTAAAAGACAGGCCAACAAGGAAAAAATGTACGTCCGTTTAGAAGAACTTCGAGCAAAAACTCCCGAAAACGATCAGGAAAATAAATTTATACAAGAAGAAATAGAAAAATTGCTTTCACAACTTATTGTTATTAAAAAAATTCATATAGATGCGAGCAAAGAACTATTGCAAAAAGCGGGGATTCCTTACTGTACTGCACCAGAAGACGCGGAAAAATATTGCGCATTCTTGCAAAAAAATGGTCTAGTAGATTATACAGTAACAGACGACACTGATGCAACAACATTTGGATGTCCTTACATCTTAAAAACTTCGATAAATAAGAATATAGTTGAAATTGACACAAATGCAATTCTAGAAAAATTTGAAATGTCTCACGATTCTTTTGTAGATTTTTGTATACTATCAGGGTGTGATTATACTAATCCTATCCCTCAAATAGGTCCCGTTACATCATTTAATCTTATTAAAAAACACGGTTGCATAGAAGAAATTTTAAAAACACTTCCAAAAGAACATCCTCATTTTGATTATAATATTTGTAGAAAAATATTCAAGGAATTTGATTACGAAGTTCCAGAAAAATTTTCAAAAATAAATGTAGACAAACAAATACTTTTGGAATTTCTAAATTTACACGATTTTAAAGAAAATGTAATTTCAAAATTTATTAAAATTTTATTTTGAATTTAATTTAATTTAAATTTATTTTTTTTCTAAACTATATATTAAAATAAAATATGGGTGCATTAGAACTTTTCTTCGGTAAGAAGCGCCGCGCGCGCAAGACTAAGAGATCGCCAGGTCGTCGTCCAAAGCGCGGCCACTACGTTAAGTCGCTACCAAAGTCGCGCGCTTTCGTCACTGTTCGTGGTCGTCGCCGTAAGCTCCACCGCGGTGCTAATGGTGGTCTTTTCTATCGTACCAAGTCGGGTCGTCACTACATTGACGCCAAGGTACTTAAGCGCAAGCAGCACATGCTTTCGCCAAAGAAGCGCCGCGTTCGCCGCGCGGTAAAGAAGCTTCGCCGTCGTAAGCGCCGGAAGCTCAAGCAGACCAAGGCCGCGATCGCTGCTCGCCGCGCCTACCGCCTCCGTAAGAAGCGCATGAGCCGTTTCGGTCTTTGGTAAATGTAAAACGTAAATGTGTGATGTGAAAGTGTAATCAAAATAATAAATTATAACATAATTATAGTTTATTATTTTGTTTTGAAGGTTTGATTTTAATTATTTAGAAATCTAATTCGTTAAGAGATAGATTCTCTCTCTTAATTGTCATAATTTTTTCGATAGATCTTATTGTGCTTGGTATGGTCTTAAAAGTGTTTACATTTAAAATTTCCATCTTATCAGAAACATTAACATCTATTATACACCCAGGGGCGTATCCTTCTAGATTTTTAATTAAATCTATGTATTTTGATCCTTCGGGGTCTGAGTTGTGAATCTTAGCAAATAGAGTTTCGTTTTTAAAAATCGTGCTATATAATAGAATATCATCCTGTTCTTCTTTTACCAAAAGACTAAATGTAATTAAATTAGAAGGTTTCCATTTAAAACAAGAATAGTTCACCCCTGTTATGATAGGTAGATCATTTGGAATCATAAAGACTTCTGTTCCGTCTTCAATTGGACTAGATATATCTTTTAATTCGCGTGTATATTCCGTGATTACAATAGGAATTTCCGAATTTAATATGTTATGCTTAAATGTCTCTGCTTCTGAAATGCGGTCTATGAAAGAATATTTATTAATTTTTTTACCTGATATAAAAAAAGTGTCGTAAATACATATTTCTTTTGGTGTATATGAAATATCAAAAATGCTGTTATTATAATAATCATGGGAACAGTTTAAATCTATTTTGTAAATGGTAAAATCTTTTAATATTATGACAGCCGTGTTTTCTGCATTTTTATCTAAAAAAAGAAATAAAATAGCTCTCAGTGTTTCTTGTGTATTTTTTCTATAAAAAAGGTAATTAAAATTTCGAAGTTTAAAAATGTATCTTCTTTCTATATTAATAGAATTTTGGAGTGGAAAATACATATCAGATTTGCCAGTCCAGTTGTTGTTTAAAAGAAATATAATCTGTTTTTTAAACTGTGTATCTGTGATTTCAGTGAACATATCTATAGTTTATAATGCAGTATTGTCTTTAAATAAATTTAAAGATATGTATTATTATTAACAATGTAGTAATGTCTTTTACAACGAAAGAAGAAACTCTCATAAATTTTTTATTGAACTTTTATAAACACAAAATGTCTCTTTTTAGAGATATAATTTATCAAAATACTCCACTGAGTTTAAGACTTTTAGATTGGTTGGTAACTAATTACTCAAAGAAGTATAATATCATATACCCCCTTGGTAGTTCAAATGACATAGTTTATTTTAATATATACCTCGATTATAAAAATCAACTCAAGGCTTACTCTAAAAAGTTTTTCGACCCATTTTGCAGACAGAAACGTCTTATAATAAATACCAACACATTTAAATGGAGAGAATACACAGACGAATGTATTTCCGATACTGAAATAGTAACCACAGTTGGGCAACTTAATTTTTTTAGATGGTTTATAGATAATAAAATTTTAGATTACGCACTTTCTAATATACACCTTGTAGATGCGGATATGATAACGACGATGACATCTAAAAAGAAAGGAAAACGCACAGTGTTGTCTCCAAGTGCCGTTAAAGGTATTTATACAAATAATTGCGCGATTACAATAAAATTTAAAGCCTAATAATTTAGAGAAATAAAATATACAATATTATAAATGGAAAATCCATTGAATGTGTGGTTATTTTCTACTGGAAAAATGGTAACAGATTCAAAACTCCAAAATGTAACACACTTTATGTTTGACGGAGGTAAGTTAGACATTTCAAACGATCACGAAACATTTCAAATGTTGTACAGTAAATACATAAAATATAAAAATTGTATAGTAGAAAGAAAAACTGATTTTTTTAAATTTTTTATTGACTTTGATATTTTATCAGAAGAAATTATAAATTTGGATCAATACATTAATATCATTCAGTCTACTCTGGGTAGTCTTTATAAAATTAACGAATTATTGTGTATAGTAACTGGGGCAAATAAAAATAAAGAAATAACAAAAGAGGATAAAAAATACATTAAGCAGGGTTTTCATTTACATTGGCCCGCTATCGTAGTAAACAAAGAAACAGCGAAATGTATCCGTAAAAATCTTATAGTTAATTTAACAAGTGTTTTCGGAAAAGATATTAAACATTATGACACTTGGGAAAAAATAATTGATCTGTGTGTATATGAAAATAATGGATTGCGTTTAGTAGGTTCTGATAAATGTACTATGTCCGATGGTGCTAGAATTTACGAAGAAAGAATATATATTCTTAAGGACGTTTATATCGGAACCAACAAAGATGAATCTAGAAAAGATTTTTATGAATCTGATACATTTCAGTTGATTAAAGACACAAGTATACGTTGTGACGCAAATTCTATAACAGATGTACACGATTTGGGAGAATACATTGAAAGTGAAGAACCAATTAAATTGTCTGGCAACTTGGTAACTATTCAGAAAAGTTCATCTGAATATAAATCCATAGAGAAATTTTTTAAGCTTCATGCAACCGGATATAAAGTAGAAGACATAAGAACTATTACTCAAGTTAAAGATAAACCTATGTACCTTATTAGTTCTAAATCTAAATTTTGTCAAAATAAACAAGATTTTCATTCAAATAATCACATCTATTTTAAATTAACTCCAAGTGGACTTTGTCAAAAATGCATGTCTGAAAGTACTGGAGTTCATGGACCGTGTCGCGAATATCAAAGTATGTGTGTACCTATAACAACTGCTCTAGAAAGTTCTTTGAATTGGAAAAAACCTAAGCCAAAAAACGTAGAAATTAAAAAACAAGAAAATTTTAGTATACCCAGTTTGCTCGAGCGTTTAGAAAATAATATCACGGGTAAGGAAATTTTTAAGGGACCTGGAAAAAAGAAGTAAAAATAACAACAGATAAACCAATCAGTACAGCAACAGCCGTTTTACCTAATAAATTAGTAGTTCCAGAATCAACTAAATATGGAAACGTGTTTCCTAAAAATTGAGTAAATTGATCAGAGTTTGTTATAAGATAAGATATTATGACAAGTAATATAATCCGTATATTTTTCTCTTCCTTTATTTTATCAAATAATGAATTACTGGCGATATTATTCATAATTTGATTATTAATGTTTTGATTATTCTTTGATAAAATACTCTTTTGTCCATCTTCGATAACAGGAGGGGCTTGTGTATTATTCGCTTGTGTATCATTTGCTTGTGTATTATTTGCTTGTGCATTAAGATCCTTTAAAGAACATTCAAAGTTTGACATACTAATTTACATTTTGTAATTATTTAAATTAGATTTTTTAAACGAAACTATAATAAGTTTGATTTCTTCGTAAATTATTTATAAATAAAAATAAAATGTATTTATAAAAGTAAATAAAATGGGCATAGATAACGTTGCTATTAAAACTTTTAATTCTACTGGGGCACAATCTGTATGTCGTGCTAATGAAGCGGACAGTTCTAAACTAATAGAGTCTCAGTTTTTAACTAAATGTACAACAGAATACATTAATGGCTCTGGTGTTAGCCTTATAAATGGCTCCGCCGGCCTCACCACCCTCACCGCCTCCACCACCGATGAATTTTATTTACCTAGCGATTGCGATGCTATAAGTGACGTAATTTATAATGGTGTCGCTCTTTCGAATATATCTAAAATAGATGTCATTATTGGTCAATTAACTGCTCAAACTATATATCCATATGATATAATTTCTAGAAATATTACAGAACTCGCAACCACCACCATCACCACCGCCAGCCCAACTTTTTCTATTCCTTTTATAGGAAGAGCAAAAAATACAATAAATAGTTTTCTTCAAGCCGGGGCCATGACAAATCAAATAAAAATAAAAGTTACATACAAAGCCGCGTCTATTACATCGACCGATACCAGTGTATGCGTATTTTCACATCAGATCACAAACACTGAAAAAAATTTTATTGCTAAAAATATTGTAAACAGACCTATTCATATGTCTCAGAATCCAACAAAAGGCGTGGGCACGGTACTGGCAACCACCGGTAAAACTGTAGATTTAAGCACAATTAATATAAACGTATCTCATATATTGATCCACTGTGCGGGCCTTCAGAGCGCTGAATTGATATTAGGAAACGACAGAACAGGGAACATTCCTGCAGAGGCGCTGCAGTCTAGCCTAAATTCAGAATTATTTTCATTAGCAGGAAGCGCTACTAATTTATACATTATTAAAACTGCAGATTCTGCTTTCAGTACCGCCGGTATTCCGTTTGCGCGTCTGAATAATAGACAACTAAAACTTACATGCACCTCTGGAACGCCCACTGCCCATGTTACAGTATGTGGAACCCAAGTACAAACTACTGTAGGTGGCACTATTTCATTTAGTGCATAAACATTTAATTAAATTTTAAAATTGAATGAATAAAATAATTTTAACTACGTATTAAATTTAAAATTATTTTCTTTTATAAATTGTAAATACAAATGTCTGGAGCTGTAGCTGCCCATGCTGCTTATAACGGGTCT